CCTTCCCCGACATCTTCGTAGATGTATTTGTCTGATTTATTTTGGGTAATGGTTTTGCCACTATGAATTACTTTGTTGTTGTTTTAAATTTTCCTCTTCAATATACTGTTCTAAAAGAGCAACATATACATCTTTTTCCCAAGGAATCATATTTTCAATCTCTGTCAAAGAGTATTTATGGTGTTGCATCAAGGCAAAATTAATCTTGAAGTATGACGCAAGATCAGTATGCGCCATACCTACTCGAAAAAAGATGCTAACCCTTCTAAAACTATTTTATTCTCAACCTTAGTTTTTGGATTAACAACTTTCACCGTATGAGAGAGTTTAGGCATCGTTTCAAAAAACTTTTCAACTTCTTTAAATTGCTTTGAACTCAACTGCTCAATAAATTCTGCCAATTCTTTCTTTGTGCAGTCGGATGATGTCCAAGATTCCTCGTCACTATAAATTTGATCTACGCAAGCAGCAATCATATCAAATGATTCAGTTACTCCGATATTGTCAACGTCAAAATTATTCTTAACAAATTCACCTAAAGATGGATATTTCATTTTCATACTTAATTTATCATCAAGTTTAATATCGACTTTATGTTCAGGATCAGTTTGGACTTTGATTGCATCTAAATCAATCACAACAGGAACTTGGGTTTCATTATCATCAGGACAAGTCACTATCACTTCCACACTTTCACCCACAGATTTACCACGAATATTTAAAAATAGATATTCAATATCAAATGTGGACAATTTCTCAACTTTTGTTCCACGAGTTAATATACAATTACTAATCACAGTTTTAATTGCATTTGTAATTTGTTTCTGATCTTCAGACTCCATCGCAATAATTAAAAGTTTCTCTTCTTTAACAAGGAAGGGACGATATCTTATCTTACGATTTGATGAGGGTAAAACCAATTCATACGTTGGGGTTGCAATTTTTGGTAAAGGCATAATATTATTTTTAGTATATTATATAGTCAGGTTTTAGGAATTATTTTCAGATTGTCCTCTATTAATACTAAGGTTAGTGGATTCACCGGCGATGTATCTCTCATAATTAAAAGTNCAATTAACCTTTAATACATCTGAATTTCCATATTGAACAGGAGTGGATGCCAAATTAATTGGAAACATACCTATAAAAGTATACTCTATTTCTTTCTTATAGTCAATATTAAACTTAACAATTTTAGTTTTGTCGCACTTATAACCTGAGTTTCCTCTTGGATATCTCATACGATAGAAATATCCTGGTGATGCTTTTGAAAACGAAGTGATTCGTCTTTTTTCAGATCCACTTGAGATATAATCCATCCAATGTTCAAAAAACTTTATCATCTTATAATTTTTGTCAACATAAAACTCTAATGATATCTCTGAAAAAATTCTTGTATGTGCAAACTTTTCTTGAACTCCAGTAAAGTTACCGAAGATGTCACTCGTTGCCAACGCACTGCCGGGTATTGAAGCAGAACTACATAATAATCCTGAATTTTCAGTTATAAATCTTCTATCCACATTTTTTTGTCCTAAAAATGTAAATAAATCTGGTGACAAACCATCAAAAAATACTTGATAATGCGACGTTTGTGCCACATTGGTCAATATTGGTTTGAAATCAGATATCTTTTTAGGTGAGACCATCTAAATACTCTATATATCTGTATTATTAACTATTTAGATGTCTTATAAAGGTAAATATAAACCATCAAATATAGAGAAATACAAAGGTGACCCAACAAAGATTATTTACAGATCACTATGGGAGAGAAAATTTATGGTTTTCTGTGACAGTAATGTAAATATATTAGAGTGGGGAAGTGAAGAAATTTGTTTACCATATCGCTCACCGATTGATAATCGAATACATCGCTATTTTCCTGATTTCTTTATAAAAATGAAAGAATCAAATACTGTTAAAAAGTATTTGATAGAAATTAAACCAATAAAACAAACAGCACCACCTAAAAAACCAAAGCGTCAAACACCTAGTTATCTTCGTGAAGCATACGAATACGCTAAGAATCAGGCAAAATGGAAAGCAGCAAGAGAATTTTGTGCTGATCGCATGTGGGAATTTAAGGTAATGACTGAAGTTGAACTAGGAATTAAAAAATGAATCGTCCAACAGATGACAATGATAATCGTATAAGATCAATAGTTGATAGTGTTATTGGCACTGAGAGTGCAGATGATCTTATGATAAATTTAATGGATACCTTGACTGAAGGAGGAAAGGTTCCTGAGGTTGGTAAATATTATACCTTTGTATATTCACCAAAAACACCTAACATATCTTATGATTCAAATCCTCTTGTCGCAGTGACTGAAGTATTTGAATGGGGATTCAAAGGTATCAACTTTCATTGGGGTCAAATGAGAAAATATACATGGAATGAGATTGCTGGTGGACTCTATGAAATTAATTCTGATGAACTCGCTGATGCCAGAGAGATTCCTTTTGGTAATATCCGTCTAAATAGTTAAAAAACAATAATGTCAAAGAAATTTTCGCCGTTAAGATATCCTAATTCCCGTATTGACACTGATAGTGACTACTTGGAGATAAGAGTTGTTGAGTATCAACCACCTGGATTTGATACCAGTGGTGAATCAGTTTTGATTGGTACGTCAACTGAGGCATTGCAAGAAAACATTGAAAATCCTTTAGGTTTCATATTTTTACCTATCCCCGAAAACATTCAAGATTCAAATGCTGTGAATTGGGGTGATGATAGTATAAATGGAATTGCTGCCNTAGGTGTGGGAGCAGCGATGAAGGCAATGAAAAGTGACAATTTAGTGAAGGGAGTTACAGAGGGAGCAAAAATGTTTGCAGGAGGAATGGGAGATGTAATACAGGACAAAGGATCAAGAGACTTAGCGGCATCATTTATGGCATCAAAAGCAGTAAATGTTTTGGGTGGTAATACTTCATTAGATGGAATTCTAGCAAGATCATCTGGTCAAATTGTTAATCCAAATATGGAGTTACTCTTTAATGGTGTAACCTTAAGGTCATTTAGTTTTACATTTGACTTAGCACCAAGAGATGAAAGAGAGAGTGATACAATTAAAAGAATGTTGAGAATATTTAAGCAAAATATGCAAGCAAAGAAATCATCAGATGGTGGAAATACCTCAGGTTTATTTCTTCGTTCACCAAATGTATTTCAACTTAATTATAAAACAGGTCGTAGAAATCATAACTTCTTACATAAGTTCAAACCTATGGCACTTTTAAACATGGCAATAAATTACACAGGTGCAGGAACATATGCAACTTACGATGATACAACACCAGTTCATATGAAACTTGATTTATCCTTCCAAGAATTAAATCCTGTTTATGCTGAAGATTATGATTCTGAAGAAGGTAAAGAAGGAGTTGGATTCTAATGAGTTATTTTAGAGAACTGCCAGATTTTGAATATCAATCACCATTTGCGGATAGTATTTCAGTTACTGAATATGTAACTGCTAAGAACATTTTTCGTAGAATGAAACTACGTGATGATTTAAAAAATGTATTTACTCTGTTTAACAAGTATATTGTAAACGAAGGTGAAAGACCTGATACGGTTGCACAACAAGAATATGGAAAATCAGATCTAGATTGGGTTGTCCTTTTATCAGCAGGTATTATAAATGTAAGGAACGAGTGGCCACTATCGAGCAAAGATCTTTATGATTTTGTTTTAGAAAAATATGGTAATGAAAAAGATTTTATACATCACTATGAAACAAAAGAAATTAGAGATAGTCAAAATAGACTAATCATATCAAAAGGAAATCGTGTAGATCCTGATTTTTCAGTTAAATACTATGATAGTGGTTCTTATGTGACATCTACTTCATCAAATATCACCGGTATTACGAACTATGAATACGAAGTAAGAGAAAATATCAATAAGTCAACAATAAATATTTTAAGGAGAACTTATCTACAACAATTTCTAAGTGACATGAAAAAAGAGATGACCTATAAGAGATCATCTCAGTTTGTAAGTAATAATTTAATTCGTACAGAAAATACTAAACTAACAAATTAATTACTCTTCTGCTAACTTAGCAAAGTATGAAAGAGCATCATCTTCATCTGCATCAGCAGTAACTGATCTTGATGTTGAGTCAGCAGCAGCAGTAACTTCTTGTTCTGCTCTTTCTCTTTC